AAGTGCTATCAATACCTGTTAAAGTTACACTTGCTACTGCTGATGTAACTATTTCTTCATCTATTTTTATTAATGAACCACTCATTTATTTAACTCCATATACATTGATTGTTCCACCACCAAAAGTTCTTGTTCCATCACTTTCATATAGTTGAAATCCTCTAATGGTTTCAGCTACTTGATGAACTCCTATTGTTTTGCCACCATAAAAATCTGAACTATTCTTACTAGCAGATTGTGATTGTATAAATGTATAAGAACTACTGTCATAAGGATTATATATATACATACTTGCATTACCATTACCATCAGAAACTTGGTCTGCATACATACCAAAAAATATAAAATCTCTTGTTGCAAATCTATTTTCAGCAAAAGCACTACCACTTGGCATATTTAAGTTTGCATATCCATATTCTGAAGTAGTTATAACACTACCTGCATTATCTATTAATCTTAAACCCTCAATACCATTATCTACATTAGTGCTTTGATAAATACCTACAAACTGAACAAAATAAACATCATAATTTGCTGAAAAAACATTATCTACATTAACAGTAGTTACTCCACTTAAAACAGTTACACTTTTTATAAATTGAAGTTCAGTAGCCATTATAAATACCTTATTCCATATAGAGAGAATGTACCTGTATCTATATTTCCACTATCTAAAAACAATCTAATCCCATCAACTGTACTTGCTTGATGTAAAACTGCACTTCCAAAATAAAAAAGTGCATTAGGGTCAGCATTTAAAGAAATAGTGTGCATTGTTGTAAAACTATATTTTGTATTATCCCCAAGATTATAAAAGTAAACATATCCTTGTCCACTTTCACTTGTAGAGCCACCTATGTTAGAGCCAAATAATATATTAGTTGCAGTTGTACTCCTTAACTCACCAAAAGCACCTACTCCATTTCCATATTGTACTGCATAATCATAAACACTACCTACTTCTAAAACTCCACTTTCATAAAACTGTATTCTTAAAGTTGGTCCATCACTAATTGCTTGAACATTGTTGTAAGTTAAAAAATGCACATTATAAATATCTTGTTTTATATCTATAAAATCAACTGTTGATACACTAGGAGTAACAGTTTGAGTTTCAATTAATTCTAATTGTCCAAAAGTAGTCCATTTATTATCTGCTATAAGGTTGTTAATATCATTAGGGTCAAACACACCTGTATTATTACCAAAACTTTGTGTTGGTTCTGCACCTTTATATCCATATTTCAAATCATCTGCCATTGTTATACCACCTTTTCCCTGTATAAAATTAGCGTACCTGTTGCTATGTTTCCTGTAGTAACATAAACAGAAAAACCATTTGAAGCACTACTAACAGTATGTGTAGTACCACCAACTTGTCCAAATAATTGTGTTCCACTTATAAGTTGATGTGTTTTTTGTTGAATAGTACTGTATTCATTAGGATTGTTAAAGTTATATAAAGCAAGTACTCCATTAAGTCCTCTATTATCTTCTGCACCTACTGTACCAAAATTTACTTTACTGTCATTGTTAAAGTAAGTATCTGAAAAAGCACTATATGCTTTTAAATTTTTATAAGCATAATCATAATTTGATGAACTATCCTGTGTACTACTTTTTAACACTCTACCTAATACTGCTTGTGTTGTTGCAGGTTTTATATTTTCCATAACTACAAAATAAGTATCATCTGTATCTATACCCACTACATTTAATTGTGATGAACTATTATCTGCTACTGCTTTGTTTACTTGTATTAAATTCATTAATCTATCCTTATCCCATAACTTCTAAGCACACCTGTTTGAAATGTTTGTGTACTGTTAGGAAGTAAATGAATACCTGTTATTGAACTTGTTTCCCTTAAATTACCAATACCGTCATTTCCTCTAATTAAGTTACTTGTATAAGCAGTTGATTGATACGAGGCTTGTGTATGAAATGAACTGTCTGTTGGATTATACACATACATTTCTGCATTGAAACCCTCAGGACTTGCATTAGTACTCTCAAAACCAAAATAAGTTTGTGATGTTCCATAGTATTCTGCAAAACTTCCTGTATCTCTAAAATTTAAATTAGCAGTATCATAATTTGAAGCAACAATACTTCCTGAACTATTAACAAATCTAAATTGGATAATCATAGATGTATTTGCAGTTATATCTGACATAGTTATTTTAAAAACCTTAAAATCATCTGTGAATATATCATCAGCAGTAAAACCATTAACTCCTGCAATAATTGGAACTTCTTTTATAAGTCTTAGGTTACTCATACTAAATCTGTTTTATCCCATACAAAGTTGCAGTTACATTGTCATAAGTGACACTACTGTATAATCTTATTCCGTCTACTTTGCTTGTTTGTGGTAAAATTCCACATCCAAATTCATCTCTCCAATTTGCACCAATTTGATTATTACTATGTTTGTAGCTCATACTGTATCTACTTGCATTACCTAAGTTATAAAAATACATCTGCCCACCACTTGCGTCAGTTGAGTTGTATGTTTCTGTTATTGTTCCAATTTGTGAATTAGCAGTACTTTGTACATCAGTAGCTCCTTGTCCTGCTCTCCTAAAAGCATATTTATAAACACTTGCAGTTTCTAAAACACCATTTTCATATAACCTAACTGATGTTGCAGTTGAACTAGCATTATTACCACCTGTTGCAGAAACTTTGATAAGGTGTACATCATATTCATCTTCTTTAATATCTAAAAAATCTATTACTGAAACACCTGTAACAGTTTGACTATCAATAAGTTCTAAACTACCACCAAGTTTTCCTTGTGATTGAAGTTCAGCTACATCAGTAATAGAAAAGACACCACTATTAGATACAGTTTGATTAGGTTGATTTTGTCCTAGATAACCATAAGGCATTTGAACTCCTTTAGGTTATTTCAACTATTGACGCATACGCTTCCAAGTCGCCACTTGCATTACCACCTGTTAGTTGTACATAATCTCCTGCTTCAAGAATTATTTTACTTGTACCTGCTAGTTCAATAGTAGAATCAGCAGGAACAGAAATTGTATATGCAATTCTTGAATTACCACTTGCTGAATCTACAACATCAGCAGTAATAGTATCATCTGTTGCACCGTCTACATTTGTAATTCTCAATGTAATCATAATTGAGCTTGTACTTGCAGGTGCAGTATAGAGTGTTTGAGCTGAACTCGTAACATCTAAGTATGCGTTTTTAAATGCTTCTGCCATATTTTATCCTTTTTATCCTAGTGCCAATAATAGCCCAACACTTACTCCTGCACTTGATAAGTTTGCTATATCTTGAGCAGTTGTTTTTTTAATGTTGTTACTATCGCTAACATCTCCAATTAATATTTCATCTGACCCTGTAACAGTAGCAGAAGTTTGTCCATTTACATCAACTGCTAGTGATACTGCACCTGAAGTGCCACCACCTGATAGACCTGCACCTGCCGTTACACCTGTAATATCTCCTTCTCCAATGAAGTTTTGCCAAGCTGAGCCGTCATAAAATTGTAATGTATTGGTATCTTTTAAAAAGCAGAACATTCCTTCTTCTGCTGATGTAACTTGTGAATCTCTTGCAGTTGAGTCATCAAATCTCATAACTACTTGTTCTTGTAGATATGAATTAAAATCAGAAGCATTAACTAAGTCTCCTGTACTCCAAACTTTAAAACCTGCCATTAATAAATCTCCTTTTTACTAAGCATAAACAAATCTTGTACCTTCTCCAAGTTTAGCCTGACCTAATATCCAAGCCGAGCTTCCCGCAGGACTTAATGTAGCCGTCCAAGTCCAACTTTGGCTTGAAGCATTTACAGTATGAGATATTGACTCAATCCATAACTCATCAGTAAAACTACTACTATCTGTATTGACAATCTTAACAGATATTCTATCTCCAAACTCTCGTCCTAAAACTTGTTCCCAAAGGTTTACATTTTCTCTAGGATTAACAGTTAAGTCATCAATTCTTAGAATAGGTAATGATGTTTCTGCTATTCTTTGCTCAATTATAGACAAAACATCTGCGTCTGTAACATTAATTGTTTCTTTGTTAGACTCTTTTGCTCTGTATCTTAATACAGAATCAGCGTCAGCTTTATATTGAACTGTCCCACTTTTTCTTTGCCATTCATAAACATTTATAATTTCATTATCATCAAATGAAGTAGAAACATTAGTATAAGGTAAATTAGTACCGTCATTACTAAAAGTTCCTTGAACTGTTATAGCATTAGCATTAGATAATTTATAATCTCTATTCCTAAAAGTTATTTTTCCGTCTTTAGCAACAAAGAATTGTCCATTCTCAGCAGTTTCACATTCTCGTAAAGCAGATAAAACATTTGTATTTACACTTTGAGATATTACATCTTTTGTTCCTGTTAAAACATCTCTGCGATTACTTGGATAACCTATTGCGTCTAATATTCTTGAAACTCTCACAGAACTTAATTCTTGTGTATCTTCATAACCAATTCTTGTAGATAAACCAATTTCTGAGAAACCTGTTGAGCCTAAACGCCAACCAACACCGTCTAATTGAGAAGCCTGAAATATTTTAAATGCGTCCACACAAGTAAATGTAACTATTGAATCAACACCTGCTGATATGAATTGAACAGGAACAGATTGCAAAAAACCTTCAAATATTCTGTAAGTTGTAGCGTTATAAGTTGCAGACATTCTAACTCTTTTAAGTGGTTGTATATTAGTTCTTGCATTAACTGAGTCATAATAATAAGTTGTTTGACTTGGATTAAATCTATTATCTGTATTTGATACTGCAAAACTCATTGTTCCTGCAACAAATTCTCCAAGTTCATTACTTCTACCACGCCTAGTAGTAAACGCTCTTAAATATTGAGATATATCTGTCCAAGTTTGTGTTTCATCAAGTGGATTACTATCAAAACCAACTTCTAATGTTAAAGAAACATTTGAATCAAAGTTTGCACTCATTATTGAGCAACCGTTATGCCTTTTCTTTTAGCTTGTTCTAATGCCGTTACAACTGCATTTTGAACATCTTGTTCGCTACCAAGTAAAGCACCTGTATTAACTGTAATTATAGTATTGCCACCACCACCTGTTCCAATAACTCCTTTTGTAAGTGGGTCTAATGATTCTGCAAAAGATTGACCTAAGTTTGTAAATTTCTTTGTTTTAGAAGGTGTAGTAGGAACAAAAGTATCTTCATCTTCAATAGTAGTAACAATATCATCAATAATTTTATTCTCTACAGGTGGTAAACCACCATTACCAATTTGTCGTCCTGCAAGATTAAATAAAGCATTAAATTGATTTGTAAGTGTATCTAAATCTCCACCAATCAATCTAACTATCTCATTGATACCGTCTTTAAATTTTTCTGCTGATTTTAAATCTTCTAAAGCAGAATCTAACTCTGCTTTTGCTAAAGCCATATTTAAAATGTTTTCAGTTGAGTTTGCAGTAGCTTTAGCTAAATCTTCTTGTGCTTGTCTATAATCTTGTTGAGCTTCTTTTAATTTCTCAGTTTGTTTAACGACATCTTCTTCAGCTCGTTCTATATTTCTAAGTGCTTCTTCTTCTTCACGAGATATAGCAGTAGATTGTTCAATTAATTCATTTAAGCGTTCTCTAGCAACTGCTAATTGAAGTTTTTGTATTTCAGATTTTTCTTCAACTTCTTCTAATTGTTTTATTTCATCTCTTTGTCTAGCAATAGCTAAGGCTTCTTCATTAGTAACTTTTGCACCAAGACCTGAGACTTTTTCAAATTCTTCTTTAGCCTTATTAACTTTGTCATTTGCATTTTCTAAATCTTTATTAGCTTTATTAAGTTTGATAAGTGCTTTAGCTTCTTTATCAACTAGGTCTAATCTATCTTGTTCTATATCTCTAAGATTTTGATAAGCGTCATTAAGACTTCTCAAAGCGTCAAGACCTGCCGTTGCTCTATCTCTTGCAAGTTTTTTCTCTGAATCTATTTCTTCTTCAGTTATATCAATAGATTCTTCTTTAGTTCTATTTAATACACCTGTTTCTCTATCAAGTTCGTGAGTATTTCTAGCTAAATCTTTGTGAGCAATAATTAAATCTTGGAAGAATTTGTAAGACCTTGACATATTACTTGCTTGTTCAAGTTGTTGTCTTTTAAGTTTTTCGTTTTCTACTAGCATATTTGCAGTTGAAAAATTAACACCTGTCATTATAAGACCCATTTTTGTTAATTCATCTGCTCTATCTTGTTCAGAACTTGTTAATTCATCAGTTTCTTTTGTAAGAAGTATTATGTCATCTAATAATCCACTCATACCTTTTATTGCAGTATCTAAAGCAGGTTGTAATTCGTCAAGAATAATAAAACCTAACTCAGAAAATTTGCTATTAAGTATTTCTAATTGTCCCTGTAAAGAGTCAACTTGATTATCTGCAACTTCTTGTGTTACTCCACCTGCGTCCTCTAATGCAGATTGATATTTTCGTATTTGGTCTCCTGCACCTGATAAGATTTTAACTGCGTCTGCTACACCACGATTAAGTCCTAATGTATCAAGCAATACTGCTTTTTGTTGGTCAGATAGACCTGACATTCCATTATCTAATTCATCAATAACATCTGCTAAGTTCTTTAAGTTGCCTTCGTTATCGACAACATTGATATTAAATTTCTTAAATTCTTCTGAGTTCTTACCAACTGCTCTTGTTACATCTCTAAGCAACTGATTAAGTTTCTCTCCTGCTTCAGCACCTTTAACACCTCTATCTGCAAATGCTGAGAGAACTGCAACACCTTCTTCGATAGATTTGTTTGTAATCTTTAAAGCCGAGCCTGATTTAGTTGTTAATGCTTCTGCAAATTGTTGAACAGAAGCGTTTGCTAAAGTATTTGCTTTTACAAGTACATCAGTAACACGAGTTAAGTTTGCTAAGTTTTGTTCTGCGTCTTTTACAGTAAGACCTAATGCAGATTGCGAGTCAGTAGCCAAGTCAGTAGCAAGTGCCATATCAAACATACCTGCTTGAGCAAACTTGGTAACTTGTGGAAGTGCTGATATAGATTGTTCAGCGTCTAAACCTGCTGACGCTAAGAAGAAAAATGCTTCTGCTGATTCACTTGCAGATATACGAGATTCTATTGCAACTTGGCGTGAAGCCTGAGCCATACGCCTTTGTTGTTCTTCAGTTGTCTGCATAATTGCAAGAGATTGGTTGAGTTTATCTTCAAACTCAATAAATTGTCTTGTAGCTTCTGATAATGCTTTAACAAGAACTGTACCAACTGCAACTGCACCTATTTTAGCAACTGTACCAAACTTATTTAATTTACCTGATGAATCATCTGTTTGCTTACCCAAATTATTCATTTGGGCTTTAGCTTTATTAAAACCTTCTAATACGAGCCTGATAAGGATATTTGAACTACCCATTATCTCATCTTCCTTTTCTTAGCTTCTGCTTCTGCCATAGCTCGTTGTTTGTCTCTCTCTTGTTGTTCTACATAATAAAATGTAGCCCATTGTGAATACTCTAATGATGACATTTTAGTTCGCAGTTCGCCAACTGTCATTCTTAAATCACGAGCTAATCTGAATTGAAAAACTAAATCAGGATTCGCTTTTGAAATCTTCGGCTAATGCCGATTCTATCTCGCTTCCTACTCCATTAATATTATTTAGTTCTGCAAATATCATATCAATAACTGTTGCGTCTTTGTTATACAACTCATCTATTGCTTCGTCAGTTAATTCAGGCTCAACTACACTTGCTTTTAATAAAGCCTTTTGGTAATCAAAAGCGTCAGTTTCCTTGCCATTAATTAATCTACCGAGTTCAATTTGCATTTTCTTTGATATGCCTTTGACTTTAATTGATACATTCCATTGTGGAATATCAATAGTCTTAGTTGGCACATCAGGTAATGACTTAATGTCATCTAAGTTTAAAATCTTAGCCATACGCCTAGCTCTCCTTTTTACTATTAATGAGTACTTCTTGTAATTGACCCTGAGCATTGTAGGTCTGCTGAGTAGCCAACTGCGTCCCCTACAGGACTTGAAATTGCATAAGAAGTTAAAATAGCTTCTCCTGTATATTTCACTTTACCTGAATCAGTACCTTCAGGGCTATACTCAAAAGACAAAGTTGCTGATTGTCCAACAACTGCACCAAATATAGCGTCAGCAGTAGCGTCCCATAGACCCGATAAAGAAATCGTAGAATCGCTTAATGAAGCTATATAGGTTTTTGCTGACGCACCTAGCGTTGTTGTCTCGCTTACATCAGCAGTCTCAGGGAAGTCTACATTATTTACATAGCTTGAGATATCAGTTAAAGTTCCACCTGAATTATCAAGTTTAAAAACTGAATCTTTACCGTGAACAAATGCCATAATATTTCTTCTCCTTAATTATTTCTTCCAAATCCAACTATAACATCAAAACTTGGAGTTGTTCCACTTACAGTATAAACAACTTTTAAGTATCTATTTACAGTTGTACCACTTGCAACTTCTTTTACTTCTGCACCTGCTGAAGTTAAAGCAGTAAATGTTACCAAGTCTGCATAAGTTACATCATCTGCTGAGTGTTGTATCTTAGCAGATAAACTTGGTGTAGTTCCTGATACTGATGTTGCAATTATAAAAGCACCACCACCATTTGCAGTAGAACTTGTGTTATCTCTAGCAGTTCCGTTACCTGTTGCCGTAACTGTGGCATTTTCAAGAACACTTCCACTAAAGAATCCACTAGCTTGTAAGTCAAAAGTTACTGCAACAACATCTCCAACAGGACTTGATATTCCATAGTTGGTTGTTACACCTTTGCCAAACATACATTTATCTGTTGCGTCTACACCGTCAAATCCAATGAGAGCAACCTTGTCGTTAGTTCCGACTAAACCTTGAATTATATTATCTGCCGTTTGGTCAAAAAATCCTCCAAATGAAACCGTTGCGTCAGCACTACCTGTTATATAAGTTTTTGCACCACCTGATGTTCCAAATGTTGTTGTTTCGCCAACATCAACTGTTCTAGTAGGGTCAGCAGTATTTAAGTATGAACTTAAATCATTTTCATTAATATAAACTTTTGTTTCTTTTCCGTGTACAAATGCCATTTATTTATTCCTTCTGCTTCCACTACTTCTTCTTCTTGATGACCTATTGCCACCGTAATTGTGCTTCGGCATATTACTCCTTATATTACACTTATCTTTTTAATTTCCAAGCCAAAGAAATTTCTGCTGAAACTTTTTGAGTAATTTTGCGTCTATCTTTTCTCGTATTCTTTTCGGCTATTAGTAAGAATGGAACTAATGGAGTTCCACGCTCATTGATAGAGTGTACCACAGAATAAGCATTGACATCTGTTTTTCTACTTGCCCATTCTTCTATTGGACGAAGTGGTGGATAATGTGGTCTAGTTCTCCAAGACTTACTACCCCAAGATTGTCTATTTCTTTTTGGTGGTAATGAATATCCACTTGGTAATCTTTTAAAATCTCCGTGTACAAATTTAGAGTGTGGTGCAGTAGCTTCTACTTTAATTGAAGTTGGAAGCCTACCAACCATAGCAACACTTTTAAATCCAATAGATTTCTGTAATGCACCTGTATCAACAGGAACTACTTTTTTAGCTTCTTCAACAATTACTTCTGCGTGTTCATTCATAAGATGACGCAAAGGAATTAAAGTAAAACCTGCATTAGTAAGTTTTCTTTTTATTTCTGTCATTCCTTGAAATTGGAAGTTCTTATTAGTTGCCATAAAGACATACTAACAATTATTTAAAGGACTCCTAGTTTTTTAAGATAGTTTTCATACTTGAAGTAGATATATTTTTTAAGACCTAATCCTGCATATTCCCAATACCCAAGTGTTCTTACTGCATTGTATTCAGGCATATAAAGAACAAATTGTACTTTTTTGTACATAGCTACTTTAAAAAGTGTTCTTTCTTTTGGTAAATCATTTAATCGATTATTTCTAATATTATTCATAAAAATATAAAAGCTATTACCAAACTCTTTTTCATTTTTTGGATATACCCAACCTTTTTCTTTATCCCACCTATCAGCACCATAAAAACTTTTAGTTCTAGAACTAAAGTCTGTATAGTGAGAAATCATACCGTGTAAATTTCTTTTATCTTCGTCATCAAGTAAAACACACCTAAAAAAATTAATATCTTTAGATTGTTGATTAACAATTTTTGCAGTATTACCTGTCCAAGCTGAATAAAAACCAATGTTATCAATTTTAGTATTCATAAAATCAAGCCATTTATCACGATTAAAACTACCGTCAGGATTGTTGAAGTTTAATTTTACTGTTTCATTCATACTTAAATATTATATAATCTTTGATTATATTGCAAGTATTTATCAAAAAAATATGAAAAAAAAGCTCAATGTTTATAGGGTTTTAGAAAAAAAATAAAAAAAATTATAGAATTACACCACTTAAAGTGGTCTTTTTAAGTCCTTTAAGTAGTGTTTGAACATCAGGGTCAATCTTCGCAAATAGCTCGTGAACTCCTGTATTAACATCTCCATAAGTATTGAATGGAGTATCTTTTCTTTTGAAGTAACGAAGTGATTGAATAAGAGTTGCAGTAATTATATCTGAAGGAATTTTAGTCCAACCCCATTTAGCAGTTACTTGGACATTACTTTTTATTGTTGGGTCAAATCTCTCTGAACTTCTTGTATCAAGAATTGTAATTTTATTGTAAGGCTCGTAGTAAGTTGTGCCGTCAATGATTCTATTTATTCTAGGATTAGTTGGCTCAACTATAAAGTCAGTATTAATTGTTAAAGTCTTTTCATAAATTCCGTCATCATTATCATCTAACTTAACAATGAGACCTGTTGTTGTAGATATATCAGGTGTCTCTAAATACAAACTATTATTTGGTGTAAAAGTTTTAGCATTAACTACGCTATCTTGATAGAATCTTCTACCACAAATTTTATCTATTAATCTACAAGCTGAGTCAATGGCATTATCAATATTGTCATCTTGTGCCGTTCCTGATAAGCCAATGTATGCCTTTAAATCAGCTTTATCAATATACTGACCTGCCA